GGAAGCCGAGGAACGGATCGAGCGCGAGGCCGAGCAGGAGCTCCGCCTGGTCCTCGAAGCGCTGGGCTCCAGCAACCTCCAGAAGAAGGTCGACGCGATCGACGGCGCCAGGAGCGCTGACGAAGTCGACCAGCTCCGCGGGGAAGCTCACGACCAGGCCGGCGCCCGACAGGCCGCAGCCGCTGAGCGTGTCGCCCTGAACGGTGCCCGCTCGACGGTGTGGAACCACATGCAGCGTGACCGCCGAACCATCGGCTACATCAGACTCTCGCGTACCGGAACCCCTTGCGGGTGGTGCGCGATGCTCATCTCTCGTGGTCCGGTCTACCGGTCGCAGAGCTCCGCGGAGTACGCGGACGGCGACAAGTACCACGACAACTGCCACTGCTACGCCGAGCCTGTGTTCTCGCGCGAGCAGTACAACGGCTCGTCCACGTACGAGCTGAATCGCCGGTACGAGGAGCTGTGGCCCAAGGTCACGCGCGGCCTCTCCGGCAAGGCGGCTGTGTCCGCCTGGCGCCGGTTCATCCGGCAAGAACAAAAGGCCGCAGCCCAGGAGGCTCGGCGATCCACAACGAGCGTCCAGGAGGCGTGACAGTGCCCGAGCAGGAAACCCCCAGCACCGAGACCCCGACCACGGAAGAGACCGTCGAGACGCCCCCGGAGGGCACCACCCCCGAGGGTGAGCAGACGACGGAGTCGACCGAGGAGAGCGTTCCGGCTGACGTGCTTCGCAAGAAGCTGACCGACGCCAACGCCGAGGCGGCCAACTACCGCACCAAGCTCCGTGAGACGGAGGCCAAACTCAGCTCGGCCAAGACCGTCGAGGAGTTCGAGGCGGCGACCGCCGAACTGAAGGGGCAGGTCGAGGCGCTGGAGCGGCAGATCCTGCTCAACAACGTGGCGGCCAAGTACGAGCTGCCGACTGCCCTGGCCAAGCGCCTCACGGGCACCACCGAAGCCGAGCTGGAGGCGGACGCGAAGGAGCTCCAGAAGCTCGTGGCGCCGGCCGTTCCGGAATCGCTCGGCGGCGGCCTCGACCCTGACGACGGGGCCGACTTCGATCCCGTCAAGGCAGCTCGGGCTGCGCGCAAGCGCAGTTACTGACCTACCCCGGTGTGCAAGTGACGCACGCCGAGCCTCCCTGCATCCTCTACCGACAGGAGTACCAACCCCGTGGCATACACCCCGCACGACGTCATCAAGCCTGAGAAGATCGCCGCGACCGCGGCGGTCGCTCTCGAAGAGTCCCTGGTCGTCCCCGCTGTCTTCCAGCGCGAGGGCATCGACCAGTTCAAGGGCGCCAAGGGCGACGCCATCAACATCAAGGTCGAGGGAGTCCTGCCCTACCGTACGTACGGGTGGCGCAACGACCGCTCGACGGAGCTGAAGTTCGACACCTACGCCGAGAAGACCGTCCAGGTCACCTTCGGCGACGACGTCTACTCGGGTGTCCAGCTCACCGACGAGCAGAACGACTTCGACCTCAACGGCTGGGCCAAGCTCATGGCCAAGCAGACCGAGGCGGTCGGCAAGGGCCTGGAGTACGAGGCTGTCGACTACCTCCTCAAGGCGCCGTACTCCGTCACCCTCGGTGGCGGCGTCTCGGGTCGCAGCCTGCGCAAGACCCTGATTCGGGCGCGCGAGGTCATGAACAAGTTCCGCATCCCGAAGGAGGGCCGCACCCTCCTGGTCGGCTCCGGCTGGGAGAACGAGCTCCTGTCCGACCCGGACCTGAACCTGGCCGCCAACATCGGCGACGCCGAGGCCGTGTCCGCGCTGAAGGAGGCCACCCTCGGTCGCCGGTACGGCTTCAACATCGTCACCTCCGACGAGCTGCCGTCCGACTTCGCCGTGGCCATGGTCAGCTCCGCGTTCATCTTCGCGACGGGCGCCCCGTCCGTCCCGCAGTCCGTCCCCTTCGGTGCTGCCGCGTCCTACAACGGCGTCGCGCTCCGCTGGATTCGCGACTACGACGCGACCCGCCTGACGGACCGCTCGATCGTGAACACCTACAAGGGCTTCCGGATCGTCGAGGACTTCCTCGTCGGCCGCGACGACTCGAACCCGAGCCAGGGCTTCGTCTCGGAGCACCAGCACTTCGTCCGCGCGATCAAGCTCGACCTCGACGCGACGGCTGACGTGCTGCCCGACCCGGACGGCCCGGACGCGAAGGCCCAGGAGCTGGCCGCGATCACCGGCATCGCCGGTACCGCTGACGGCGCTGGCGTCTGATCCATCGGCTGAGTGGGGCGGGGTGTGCAAGTTGCGCATCCCGCCCCTCCCCGTGAGTGAAGGAGAACCACCTTGGCGAACTTCGCCACACTCGATGAGCTGAAGGCACGCCTCGACTGGACGCTCGACGCTGACGAGGAGCGCATCGCGACCTCAGCCCTGGAGGACGCCTCCGACCTGGCCAGCTTCCACGCCGGCCGTGACTGGCCGGACGCAACCTCCGCCCCTCGCCTCGTACGGACGCTGGTCCTGAAGGCGTGCAAGCGGTACATGGACAACCCCTCGGGCTACACGCAGTCCCGAGCGGGCGACGAGACGCTCGGCTGGAACGACAGCCAGGGCGAGGACGCGGGCACCGTCCACTTCACGGCGGAGGAGCAGAAGCTCCTCGCCGAGATCGGCGGACGCAAGCCCGGCCTGTACTCCGCGCAGGTCTCCGCCTGGAACTCGGTACGCCGGCCCGTGGCGGCCGGCCTGGTCCCGGTCGCACAGCCGACCCCGGACTCCAAGCCGTTCCCCCTCTTCTCGGATGAGGTGGAGCCCTGGTGAGCTCGATGCAGCGCAGGCGCGGCGTCCAGGCCACGATCTGGAAGAGCCGGTACCACGTCGACAACCGCGGCAACGAGATCCTCGTCGCCGACGCGGACGGCCCCCACCACGTCCGGTGCGCGCTGATCCCGCAGCGCTCGGCCCGAGCTGAGGTTCCCGGTCAACAGCAGATCAACATCACCCGCATGATCGTGGACGCCAACCTCCAAGGGGTTGAGCTCTGGTCGCGGGTCGAGATGCTGGGCAAGGTCTGGGACATCGTGACCCCGCCCGCCTACCACCACGGCGAGCGCAGGACTCGGCACTGGTCGATCGACGTGCGCGAGAGGCCGAGCTGATGGCCTACATCTACAAGGGCCTCAACGGCAAGACGATGGGCGACATCATCGCCTCCCTCCCCGAGGTGCAGGCAGAGGTCGACGACCGTGCCTTCGAGATCGGGGTCAGGGCTGAAGAGCTCCTGATGCAGCACAAGGCCGAGGGCGTTGCGCAGATCGAGATCGCCAAGGGCGACATCGACGCCTACGTCGTTCTCGCCGACGCCAACGGGACCAACGCCAAGTCCAACGCCAACTCGGCCATGTCGATCGAGTTCGGCCGCTCCGCCTACGACGTGGAGGTCGTGGACCAGCAGGGCCATTACGTCACCGAGTACACGGTCGGCGCGATGGAGGGCCTGCACATCCTGGAGCAGGCATCCCACCTGCCGAAGAAGTCCGGCTCCAAGGTCAAGGTCAAGCGCAAGAAGGTCCGGATCATCCGGCGCAAGAAGAAGCGCGGGGGTGGTCGAAACTGATGGCCGGCCTCCCTCCGGAGATCAAGGCGCTCGCCGAACTCTCCCCCGTCGAAGACCTGATGCTCGCGATCCTGCGCGACGGACTGCCTGGCATCCAGGTCAAGTCCCTGATCGCCAAGGATCAGACGTTCCCCCTCGTGCTCGTTCGCCGCGACCCGTCCTTCGGGAACTGGCAGGGCGACACCCGATTCCTCGACGCGGCCCGCGTCGCGGTGCACGTCTTCTGCCAAGACCCCGACGGTGACGAAGACGCCGCGATCCTCTCCGAGGCCGTACGCGTGGTCATCCGCGACGCCTGGCTCTCACAGAAGGTCGTGCCCTCGCGCGGCCACATCACTCGGGTCGACCTCGCTTCCGCCCCTCGTCGGGTCACCGACTGGGCGACGTCGACCGGCCCGGTCCAGTACGCGGACCTTCCCACTGGTGTCTGGCGCTACGAGGCGACCTACGACATCGAGATCCGCAAGCCGCGCAACCGC